TATTCGTAAAGATACCGTAGAATACTATGGTGTCAGGTTAGCTTTAAGCGAAGTAGACGGCACTACGATAACAGAACACTACTACCCTGACCATAACAACGGTGAGCTAATAGGCTATGAAGTTAGGGATTGTATAAATAAAAACTTTAAAGCAGTTGGTAATAGAAAGGGTGAGTTTGATTTATGGGGACAAAGTATAGTACCCCTCTCCCGTAAACTATTTATAACTGAGGGTAGGCTAGATGCTATGGCCTTACATCAAGTTATACTAGACAACACCCCGCCTAAGTATGCACAGTATAAACCTGCGGTTGTATCTCTTACTCGTGGTGCAACATCTGCTAGTAAAGACTTACTGCACAACAGAGATTTTATAAATAAATATCAGGAAGTTATCTTATGTTTCGATAACGATAGTGCAGGAAAGAAAGCAACGAAAGATGCACTAAAGATTATACCACTAGCAAAGGTAGCTATACTCTCAGAGAAAGATGCTAGTGATATGTTAGTAAAAGGTAAAGGAAAGGAATTATATCAAGCTACTGTTTGGAATGCTCAAGTTTTAAGACAGGGTGAAGTAGTAGATGTGTCTGACTTTATAGATAAGGCTATGGAGAAACCCCAGATGGGTTTAACATTCCCTTGGGCTACTGTTACTAGGGCTTGTTTTGGTATTAGACCACATACAATTCATGTGGTTGGAGCAGCACCTAAGATTGGTAAGAGTGACCATTGCTATCAGTTAGTACATCATCTCGTATACAATGAGAAAGTAAAGGTAGGCATATTTGATTTAGAAAACTCACCCGTAAAAACTGCTAAGAAGTTAGCAAGTAAAGAAGCTAAGTTAGATTTTACTAGACCTGATAAAGAATACTCAGACGAATTACTAAGGGATACTTTAGAATCATTAGAGGGTAAAGTTAGATTTTACGATAGGTCAGGTAGTAGGGATTGGGAAGATATAAGAGTAGCAATAGAGGAAATGCATTTGTTAGATGGTATTAATATATTTATACTAGACCCGTTGACTGCATTGGTCAGTCGCTTTGACTCTAGTACTGCCAATGATAAGCTCAATGAAATATGTACTGATATGGCAGACCTAGTACAGAATTACCCTATTACTATATTCTGTTATTCTCATGTTAACCCTAAACCAAAAGGTGCTAAGACCCATGAGCAAGGGGCTAAAGTTTTAAGTTCTGAATTTACTGGAAGTAGGGCAATGGAAAAGTGGTTTCACTATGGCCATGGTATTATGAGGGATAGAACGGAAGAGTGTTCACCGGAAAGAAAGAATATGTCCACCTTTCAGATGTTGTATGACCGAGACTTTGGACAAAGCTATAGCTGTGATGTATACTTTGATGAAGAGACAGTAACTTATTTAGAGCCGGACAGGTGGGGTAAAGCAAGATGACAGATTATGTATGCGATATAGAAACGGATGGACTTAAACCTAGTCTTATACATTGTGCATCCATTTATAATATGGACACAAAAGAATTATACACACTAACTAACTACCCAGAAATGACAGAGTTCTTTTACACTTTAACTAGTGAAGACAGATTAATAGGTCATAACTTTATTCGTTACGATAAACCTGTTATAGAAAGAATACTTGATATTAAATTACAAGCTCACATTGTAGATACAACTGCTCTTAGTTGGTATCTCACCCCTGAAATTGGTAAGCATGGACTTAAATTTTGGGGAGAAAGATTAGGGGTAGCTAAACCTGTAGTGGAAGATTGGGAGAACCTAGCCCTAGAAGTTTATGTAGAAAGATGTGAGGAAGATGTAAAGATTAATACCTTACTCTGGGAAAAACAAAGTTCTATGTTAGAAAAACTTTATGAGGGTAAAGATAGTAATAAATTAATTAGATACTTAGAACATAAGATGAGTTGTGCTGCAATGCAAGAGGCTAGTCAATGGCAACTTGATATAGACAAGGCTCATAAATTACATAAAGAATTAACAACTAACTATCAAGTAGCGGTTGATGCATTGGCTAGTGTTATGCCACAAGTACCTAAGATGGCAAAGCGTACCCGCCCTGCTAAACCCTATAAAAAAGATGGTAGCCTATCCGCTACTGGTATTAAGTGGGATGAGTTAACGAAAGAGAAAAACTTACCGTTTGATTATGACGGTGATATAACTGTAGTGACTGGTTACAATGAGCCTAACCCTAGTAGTGTACCTCAAATAAAGGATTGGTTAGAATCATTAGGTTGGCAACCCGCTACTTATTCTTATAACGGTGATGGTAAAAGCATACCTCAAATTAAAAAACCAGATGGTAACTTGTGTGAATCGATAGACATTTTAATTAAGGATAATCCAGAGTTAGAACATCTAAGAACTATGACTGTAGTTAAACATAGGATAGGTGCAGTACAGGGTCTATTAGAAAATGCTAATGATGATGGTTTTGTTGAGGCCAGAATACAAGGCTTTACTAATACACTAAGATTTAAGCATGCAGTCTGTGTTAACTTACCATCTGACCGTAAACCGTACGGTAAAGAGTTACGTTCTTTATTTACAGTAAGAAAAGATAACCATACATTATGTGGTTCTGATATGGCTAGTTTAGAGGATAGAACTAAACAGCATTACATGTGGCAGTACGACCCAGAATATGTAACAGCTATGACAACGGAGGGCTTTGACCCACATTTAGATTTAGCATTGTCAGCAGGTGCAGTAACACAAGAACAAGTTGATAAATATAAATCCGGTAACAAGACTGATGAAGTATCACAACTCAGACATAACTACAAAGGTGGTAACTATGCCTGTACTTATGGAGCAGGTGTTACTACTTTATCAAGACAGTTAGGTATTAGTGAGGGTGAAGCTACTAAAATACACAAAGCATATTGGAAAAGAAACTGGTCATTAAAAGAGATAGCAAAGGATTGTGAAGTTAAAATAGTGGATGAAAAAATGTGGCTTTGGAATCCTGTATCTGAATTATATTATTATCTTAAAGCAGATAAAGATAAGTTCTCTACCCTGAATCAAGGTACAGGTACATATTGCTTTGATATGTGGTTAGCCTTTATCGTAAGGAAAAGAAAGCAATTAACAGCTCAGTTCCATGATGAAGTTATCCTAGAATTACAGGAAAATAAACAACAGGAAGTAACAGCAATATTAAAAGAATCTATACAAAATGTGAACAAGCTTCTGAAACTAAACAGAGACTTGGATTGTGATATTTCTTTTGGAAAAGACTATTCACAAATACATTGAGTATGATATACTGAAGTAGTATTAACAACAATGGAGATTAAACTATGGCAATAAATAGAGTATCACCCCAAGCAGAGAAGAGTACTTCTACTATAGAGTACACTAATGTGCCAGAAGGTGAACATGAAGGTCGTTTAGTTTATGTTGCTGACTTAGGCTTACAGGAAAGAAACTTTGCGGGTGAGGAAAAACCACCAGCTCAACAGCTTTCTTTAGGTATTGAGTTAGTAGGACAGGAGCAGACTTTATCAGATGGCGGTACATTACCAAGAATCTTATGGTCTAAACCTTTCAACATATTCCAAACTATGAATGAACGTGGTAACGAATATAAGTATTACAAAATGTTTGTACCCACAGCCAGAGATGGTGAGGTAGCAGATTGGGATAAGGTATTAGGTATGCCAATCAATGTTGTCGTTTCTCATAGCAAGTCTGGGGATAGAACTTATGATAATATAAGTAGCATGTCCGCTATACCTGCTAAATATCAAGACCAAGTACCACCCGCAGCAACTGCTCAAATGTCAGTAGGAGATGCGGAAGACGAAAACAATATAGCCACTAAAGCTATGTTTGGTTTAGTTAAATACTTGCATGATAAAAGAGTTAATGGCTCAGTAGTTGAAAAAAGTACGCCTGTTAAAGCAAAGGCAGTAGCAGACACAGAGTTTGCAGAAGAAATACCCTTTTAACTATGAAGTTGTTAATAGACGGAGACCCAATAGTTTATAGAATTGGGTTTGCATGTCAGAAAAAGGATAAGGAAACAGGTGAAGTTACGGCAGAGCCTGTTCCTTATACCCTTTACTCTTGTAAGACATTTGTAAATAATATTTTAAATAATACAGAGTGTGATACTTACAAAATTTTCTTATCTGGTAAAAATAATTTCAGATATAAAATTAGAGAAGATTATAAAGCTAATAGGTCTGGTGTAGATAAACCAGTTCACTATCAGCTTGTTAAAGACTATCTAGTAACACAATACAAAGCTCAGATAGTTAACGGCATGGAAGCTGATGATGCATTATCTTTATCTCAAACGGAAGATACAGTAATAGCTACTATTGATAAAGATTTATTAATGGTGGAGGGTAAGCATTATAATTATGTCAAGGAAACTTGGCAAGATGTTACAGCTCAAGACGGAGAACAATTCTTTTATAAGCAAATGTTAACGGGTGATAAAGTTGATAACATTATTGGTATACATGGTATAGGTGAGAAGAAGGCTACCAAACTTCTTAATAATACTCCTAGGGAAGAATGGGATAAAGTAGTGCTAGACCTATATCAAAAAGAGTTTGCTCCTGACGGTTTTCAAAGAGCCGTAGAAAATGCACAGTTACTATGGATGCTGCAGAAAAACAAACAAATCCCCTTGGATTTTGTTAAGGAGTTAACAAGTGAAAGTAAGACAAAAAAGAAATAAAAACATATACAGAAGTGGATTAGAAAGTACCTTCGCAGCAAAGACAAAAGGGATGGGTTTTGTTTTTGAACCGGAGAGAATGCCCTATATAGTTCACCGTAAGTATGTACCTGATTTCGTTAAAGGTAACGTACTGATAGAATGTAAAGGTTTTTTTAGGGCAGGAGATACACTTAAGTATAAATCAGTTAAGAAACATTACCCCGACAAAGAACTAATATTTATTTTATCCGACCCCTTTAAAAAAGTTAGGAAAGGTAGTAAATTAAATATGGGTCAATGGTGTTTTAAGGAAGAGTTCGCTTTCTTTACAGTTAAAGAATGTGATAAACTAAAAAAATATATGTCATTGAATGAAGAAGATAAATACAAATATAGGCAGGAACATTTAAGAGGTGTGTGATGGGTGATATATTAAACTTTCTTGATTACAAACATGGCCAAGAAGAACAAAAATTTGGAATGACATTTGAAGAACTATGTATAAAATTAAAAGATATAGATGAAATTACTTTGATGGAAGTACTAGAAATAAGTTCAGAAGATTTAGTGGAAAGGTTTGAAGACAAGATAGAAATAAAAATAAGTCAAATTAAAAAAGATTTAAGGGGAGAATAAAATGAGTTTATTAATTAATGATAACAACTATGTAACAGAATACAAAGAAGCTGATATATTTACTAAGCAACAACAAGATATTTTTTGGACACCCCACGAAATAGAAATGGAAAAAGACCTACATGATTTAAAAACTAAACTAACACCCCAAGAGTTGCATGGTGTTACGACTGTCCTAAAACTTTTTACTATGTATGAGTTAGAAGTAGGTGAGAATTATTGGGGTGGTTTTATTAGAGATACTTTTCCAAGACACGAAGTACAAGCTATGAGTAGTAGTTTTGCAACAGTTGAACTAGCAGTACATGCTAAATTTTATCGTAAGATAAATGAAGTATTAGGAATAGATACAGATAATTTCTACTCTGGATATGCTAAAGATAAAACATTAAAGGATAGAATGGATTGGATAGGTAGGCAGTTTAAAGATAAAGACCCATTGTACATTACTGCTATTGGTAGTATTGCTGAAGGTGCAATATTGTACAGTAACTTTGCTTTCCTAAAACATTTCCAAGCGGAAGGTAAAAACAAACTAATGAATATGACTGCTGGTATTAACTTCTCAGTTAGAGATGAGAACTTACACAGCGAGGCTGGGGCTTGGTTACACAGAGAGTTAAAGAAAGAAACTAATGTTAGTGACAAAGACTATCAAAAGCTTGTAGTAAAAATTAAAAAAACTTGTGAACAAATATACGAACATGAATGTAGAATAATAGATATGATATTTGAACAAGGAGATATCAAGGGTATTACTGCTAAACAAATGAAAAACTTTATACAATCAAGATTAAATATTTGTTTATCACAATTAGATATAAAACCTATGTACAATGTAGAGTATGACCCTATTAGTAGTTGGTTTTATAAAAATATTAATAGTGGTTCTTTACACGACTTCTTTGCAAAGCAAGGAAACAATTACACAAGAGATTGGGTGGAGGGTAAGTTTGCATGGTAGATAATACAAAACCTAAAAAGGAAGATAGGAAAAAGTTTGATATTGATTTAGCATACGGGGAAGTTAAAGAAGAACAAGTAGCATCTATGCTGCAAGATAAAAAGATAGAAGTTAAAAGTGAACGTGGTATGTGGATGAGGACAGGTAACATTTGTATTGAGTATGAATGTTGGAAGAAACCATCCGGTATTAATGCTACTGAATCTGATTATTGGTTTCATAATTTATGTATTGATGATAATATATTCTGTACATTAGTATTTGAAACAAAGAGTTTAAAGAAAATAATAAGAACAATGAAGGGGAAGAAGTCAGTTATGGGTGGTGATAATAATGCATCTAAGATGTGGTTGTTACCTATAAAGAAACTGTTTGACCCAGAAACATTTGAGGGATTTAAAAATGGTACAAAAACATAAATCAATTTATGATGAACTAGGGGATGAACGTAAGAGGTTACAAGCAGAGGGTAAACTACCCCTATGGGTTACTACCCCATCTTGGCAGATATTAAAAGATAAATATACTAGCCCTGAATACCCTGACTTATATTCTATTTATAAAAGAATCTCAACTGCGGCAGCAAGTCATATGGGAAGCGAAGAAGAACACTACAGAAAAGTATTCTTTAATCTTATGTGGAACGGATGGCTTGCCTGCTCTACCCCTATACTAGCTAACATGGGTTCTAAAAAAGGTTGTCCTGTATCTTGTAGTGGTAATTATGTGGGTGATAATGTCTATGACTTTTATGATTCACAAAAAGAAACAGCAGTTCTTAGTAAGAATGGTTTTGGTACTTCAAGTTATCTTGGTGAAATACGGGAGAGAGGTATGCCGATTTCCGCTGGAGGAGTGGCAAGTGGTATACTTCCCGTACTCAAAGACTTTGTACAGTTATCTCGTGATGTATCTCAAGGTAATACTAGAAGAGGTGCATGGGCGGGTTACTTAGAAATGGAGCATGGTGATTTCTGGGAGATAGCTGACTATGTTATTAACCACCCTGATGATTGTAATATAGGTTGGTTAGTAACTGAAGATTTTATTACTAGATTAGACAGTAAAGATGAAGATGCTATGTCTCGTTATCAGAAAGCTATGAAGGTTAAGATGTTAACAGGTAAAGGTTACTTTGTTTTTATTGATAAGATGAACAGCCAGAATCCACCTATGTATGCGGAGCATGGTCTAAAAGTTAAAGCTAGTAATTTATGTACAGAGATTACATTACATAGTGACGAGTTCCATACCTTTACTTGTGTATTATCGTCTATGAATTTAGCTAAGTATGATGAATGGAAAGATACAGATGCAGTACATGATGCTATCGTATTCCTAGATTGTGTTGCGGAAGAGTTTATACAGATGGGTAGGGGTATAAAAGGTTTAGAAAGTGCAGTTAGATTTACTGAATCTGGTAGGGCATTGGGGCTAGGAACACTAGGATTCCATACCTACCTACAACAAAATATGATTGACATTGAATCACTTGAAGCTCATACTTTAAATATGAATATGTTTAAGGATATAAAGAAAGACGCTGTAAAAGCTACTCAGATGTTAGCTAAGACTAAGGGTGAACCTAAGTGGTGTAAAGGGCATGGAGTCCGTAATACTCACTTACTGGCCATAGCCCCTAATAGTTCTAGTGCATTAGTTTGCGGTAGTGTATCACAAGGAATCGAACCAGTTTATAAAAATGTATTCGTACAAGGAAGCCCAGCTGGTGAGATAAACCGCATCAACCCTGTACTGATAGAGTTAATGAAGTCTAAAGACGTATACAATGACGAGACCATTAATCAAATCATTAAGGATAATGGTTCAGTACAGTTAGTTGATTGGCTTACGGATGAAGAGAAAGCTGTATTTAAAACTAGCTTTGAGATTAATCAAGAGGTGTTAGTTAGATTAGCTAGTGCAAGACAAAGAAGTATATGTCAGGCACAGTCCTTAAACTTATTCTTTCCCTCTGACACCCCTGAAGAAGAAATATCTAGGGTGCATAAACTAGCTTTTAAAGACAAATATATAAAGTCATTATACTATTTAAGAAGTGAGGCTGGAGTAAGAGGTAGTAGTGGTGAATGTGTAGCATGTGAAGGTTAATCCCCAAAGTAATCGGTGGTGTCTTTCCTCGCACCACCTTTTATTTTTTCTTATTTTTTAATTTTGCTTGTACTGTCTTTGACAAATCTTTTAAGTGATAAAGCCTTTTACTAGTTTTTGAGTGTTTAGCTCCGGAATGTAAATGCCCATTAGGCATTTTGTGAGTACCACCCTTATGTACTTTACCATCTCTTGTGTAATGTTTTACGTTCTTCATATTAATTTTCCATTGGTAGCTTGTTAAGTCTTAAATGTATTTTACCCAGTTCTCTCTCTATCCAACTAGCTAAATTATCTTCTATATCTCCAACCATTGTATCTTGTTTTTGTAATATATTATATACTTCTCCAATCATATTATTATTTAATAATACTCGTTCTTCTAAACTATTTAATTTAGATAAAAAGTTATTTACTAACCAAATTAAAATACATATTCCAGTTATTAATAGTAATAAAAGTTTTTTATTCATATTAATTACCCAATGAAAGAGGGTTGGAGTTGATTGTTGAACTTATTTTCTCAAAGCTCTTATCAACATGCTCAACGATTTTATCTATATCTGCATCAATTTTATCAATAAATGTTTTGTTGCTAGTTGCATTTATTTCTACAGCAGTTATTCTTTCAACAATAGCTGAGTTATCTCCACTAGGAATACTAGCAACGCTATCTTCTAAACTGCTCAAGCGTGATGACAGGTCTGCTATTAGCCACACCCCACTCCCCATTGGAGCTGCTACTGATATTAAAAAAATCAGAATTAGCTTGGGCGTAATCTTGATTGTTGAATCCGTCTTGTTTGTCATAAAAATCTATCTCCGTTGTTGTTAGGTCTATCGTATCTTTGTATGTGTTTTCAAAATATCCTTTGTTAAAAGATATTATGGTAGGTACATCAACAGTTTGTACCTTTACATCTGATACAGGTTTATCTAATACATTTTTTTCTTTGTGTACCCTTTGCTTTTCTTCTTCTTTTTGTTGTTTACTTTCATCTTCTTTACTGGTTTCTTTTTGTAATTCATTACTTTCTCCTTTAGCTTTTTCCGATTGTTCTTTAATTTCTAATTTTAAATCTTCTTCCATAGTAGTTTCTTCTATCTCAGAAGGTACTTCCTCACTTCTAATTTTCTCTAATGTTTCTGGTTCAGGTTCTGCAACTGGTTCAGATATTTGTTCTATCGGTTGTACTTCCGCTATATCCATTTGCATATCTAAAACAGGTATATCCACTACTAATAAATTTTCAGGGGGTGGTTTTATATCAATGATACCAGCTGATATAGTATTTGCTATAGATGTTGCATCTAACGACCCTATTTGTACAGTTTCTTCTACCTTTGGAACAACAATTGCTACAGGAGGCTCTGGTTTAACGATAACAGGGACTTGTATAGGCTGGGCCACTACTAGGTCAGAGAGTGTTAAAGTAAGGCTTAAATCGTCAATGATAGAGCCAAATTTTCCTTCCCAGTCCCCAGCATCATCACCAAAGACATTTACACTTACTGTTGTATTATTTATATTAAATTCTTTTTGCAACTCAATATTAAAAGTGGAAGTAATAACACCATCATTATAATCACTAGTAAAATTATAGTTTAAAGTTTCTGTCTGAGTGCCATCATTAAATACGATAGTTGTTTTAACTGTATCTAAATTATCTACTGTACCTTCAGTTGAACACCAAGCTCCAGTTGCTTCATTATTACAACCTATGGATAAAATACTGCCATGAGCTTTATCAATAATCTTTTCTTTTGATTCTACTAATATTTTTAAATCAATATCTTGTGATATAGAACCACCTTCAGCACCACTAAATCTAACTGACTGATTTAATTCTCCGTAATCATTACCATCATAAGTAGCAGTACCATCTAATTCCCACCCCTCAGTTTCATTATCAAATGAACCGTTATTTAGGAGATTTGATGTTTCCGTTGCTCTGACTGTTTGAGTTGCTGTAATTACTAACATTGTAGTCAGTACCCAAGTAGTCAGGATAACGTAAAATTTGCCCATAATCGTTTATATACCCCATCATTTTATAATGCTTAATTGCTTCTTGTCCAATTAGTGCTTTTTTACCATTCCAGATACTACAAGGTGTTCCAGAATGTAGCATAGCTGACCATACTGCTTTTGAATCAGCACACAAAATACTGACACTTGCAACCTTAAGCCCACTTTTTGCTAATGCCATACTCAAGGCACGATTTTCACACCGAAAATCTGTAAAAGTTGTACCTGTGGATATACCAACAACAGAAGTTTGCACAGCACCAACAACAGGAAAGCTGCATATCATTTGGCTATAGCTTTGCACACCTGCAGAGATTGCAGAGGGTGGGGGTTGGTTTTTGTAATTTACTGTACTATCTGCTGCATAACTGTTTATGGTTGTTATGATAGCTACTATGGTTGCTAGTAATAAAAATATAAATTTATCAATCATTTCTTCTTTCACTTTTTTGTCTTTTTAATGCATTTTCTAACCCACCACCAAAAAAGTTATACCATAGTTTACCAAATACAGGTAAATTTTTAATAGTTTTTTCTGGTAAAACATCACCTTCTGTAGCTAAATTATGAATATCTTTACCTATGTCTGTAAGTAAACTTAAAGGGGGTGTTACAGTGTTAACTATAGCTCCTTCAATATCTCCTTGTGATAAATATCTTTCCTGTATATATTGACTTGCAAACATAATTGACCATAAATGATTTATAGAATTGTCTGATATATCTTCAACATTAAAACCCTTACCCATAACCCAATCTTTAGTTTCTTTAACTGTACCATTCATGCCACCTACTAAAACCATATAACCTGCAAGATTTCTACCTGCTTTTAATTTGTTACCTGCTTTGTATTCTTGTATAACATTTTTACGAAGTAAATCTATTTGTTTTATTGTAAAAGATTTAAGGGCATAAAATATACGACCATTAGGAGCATTTAAATATGCTTGTGGCATTTCAGACATTGATATAGGCTGTGCATCTGATAGCTCATTCCATAAATAAAATTTAACCCTATCTGTTATTTCACCATTTTTTAACTCAGCCACTAACATATTAAATTCATCATCTCCAAATACTTCTTTATATTTTTTTGCTAAAGATTTAGTACCTGCTTCAGACTGCACTGCTTTTGTAGCTTTTTTATAACCAGCCTTTAATAAAACATTTTTACCGTATCTATCTGCCATTCTAAACCCAGATATTTTTAATACCCCACCTAATATTCTTGAAGTATCTATGGCATTATTTAACTCGTGTGACATTATGTCATCTAAACCTAATTCTTTCATAGACACTTTAGCTTTACCAAATAAAGCAGATATAGTATTTCTATTACCTTGAATCCAAGCAGAAACTCCAACATCACCTAATTGAATCATTGCAGATAATGGATTACCCAAAGTAACACCATAACCTATATCCCTAACATATTTAAGAACTTTATTGGGTGATTTTTCTCCCATACCAAATCTAGTAGTTAATAATTTTGTTACATCATCAACATCATCTATTTTAATATTACCAGCTTTTAATTCTTGATTAATATAATTCCCTACTGATTCTTCAATATTTTCATCATAAGGTTTAATTTTTTTATCTTTACTAACTCTACCTAAAAATGTTCTACGTTCAATATCATTAACTGATTGTCTAATATAATTTGTTAAAGCTACAGAAGGTTCATCATAAAATTTCATCATGTCTTCTGTGACTGTGTCTATTTTTCTTGACTTAGTAAAACCCAAACCTGCACCATCTACTTGACGATTAAAACCTCGAATTGATTTATTAAGAATATCTACTACTTCATCATCTGGTAAATCCTTTGCTGATTTTAATCCTAATTCTCTTGCCCTATTATACAAGGCATTGTTTATCACACCCCTTTGTTCTGAATTTAAAAGATTTTTTATACCGTCTAAATCTTTTACTTTTCTAGGAAAATAATTAGCAATTACGTTTATATCGTAGCCTACATCCGATAAATCTTTTTGTTTTTTATTTAATAAATTTCTAACATTAGTTATATCTTTTTGAATATTAGGGTTTTTAGGTTTTAATATTTTTACTACGCTACCATAGTTACCATTATTTAAATGCATACCTATTAATTTACGAGTTTTTTTATTTTCCCTATTAATTGCTCTAGTAAAATTTTTAATTAATTGTAATTCACTGTGTGTTCTTGTAGACACATTAAACTCATGTTTTCTTAATCTACCAAATATTCTTGGTGCAACATTTTTTATTCTTGTAGATATGTTACCAATTATTTCATCAGTAAATAAACTTACTTTACCTTGAGAGCCTTTATTATGTATTTTAAGTAATTCTTGCTCTACCCTTGCTTGAGGCAATGTTAAATTTTTTAAAGGTACAGATGTATTATTAATTGTTTTTGTTAAATCTTCCGCAGACATTCCTAATTCTTTTTGTACAAAATTAGGTATATCTTTTGCAGCTACATTTTTAGATTTAGCTAAAGATACTGCATCATTAATAAATTCCATTTTTAAATTAGCATCTTGTATTTCTTCTTTTTTTATTTTCCTACCCCTTAACACATTTAAACCTTTAACAATAACACCACCAGCTACTCCACTAAATGTTGTATATAAAGCTAATTTTTCTTTATCAATTTCAGCATCAACTGTAGCTAAATCTTCTGTAACAGAAAATAAACCACCTATACCTGCACTAGTAGCAATACCCGCTTTTACTGTCTGCCCAACTGGAAGAAGTATAGTAGGGTCAACAAGTATTTTTGAAATTGAACCTAGAGTTTCTGCAAAGCCAGTACTTCCCTCTTTACTTAGTGCAGACATAATTGGATATTCTTGTTTTAGTTCTTTTTGTCTATGCTTAATTAAAACTTCACGTCTTTTATCTTCCGGTAAGTCAGTAAAACCCTCCCCATATAATTCATCAGGGGATGTATAAAATGTACCGTTCCTACCGAAAGTACCCATAGGAAATTTACTTTCTAAATACAAAGAAGAATTAGTAAGAATATTATTAGTACTATCTAAACCGTAGTTAAACTTTTTAAAAGCACTTATTTCATCCAGAGCTTCTTTCCTTTCTTTTTCTTTTTTTTGTTTTTTTATTTGTTCAGGGGTAGATTCTTTAAAAACTGAATTAAGAATACTAAGGTCAACAGAACTTGTAGATTTTTTATCCACATCATTAGTTTCACTATCTTTAATAGGGCTAGATATTATTTCATTAATTAAATTTAAATCTGCCATTTAGTCTCCTTATTTTTTAAATTCCCACTTATTTGTAAAAGGTATATTCATACCGTCTATCAAATCACTATCTTTTTCTATTAAACCACTATTTTTATACTGGTTAAGAATTGCTAATACAGCATCTTTATCACCTCCCCAAGTATCTTCACGCCCCTCTTTCTTCTGTTTCTTTTTCCACTTGTCTTTATAATTTTCTAAATCATTATGTATTCTAGTTATAAGTTCATCTTTATTATTTATACCTGAAAAATCTGAATCATCTATAATACTAGAATATAAATCATTTTCTGCTTTAGTTGCTAACGAGGGAACAAAAGGTTTACCTCTATCTTCTTTTTCTTTTTCTTTTATTTCTTTTTCTTTTTTAAGATTTCTAGCATCAATAGATTGAGCTATACCAAGCATTGCTGCTCCTCTTTGATAATCGTTATTAGTTAAAAATGCTTCCGCTATCCTATTGTAATAATCTGAACTTGTCTTATCAAGCTTTGCTAAATCTTCCTGTAACTCTTTTTGTAAAGCTTCATTTTTTTTTGCCTTAGACATTTCAGGGTCTTCATACCCTAGCTTTTTCATTAAGCCACGCCCTAACATATCACCAAACTGTTGACCTAGTATAGCTACCGTAGGGTCTATATTACCAGCTTTTATTCTTGCTAGTGCTTTTTTTCTATTTTCTTCTGCTCTTTTTTCTAATATAGATGCAGTATCTAACCCAAATATATTTTTAATCATCCCTGCCATTATGCACCTCCATAAGCTTTACCAGCAGAACCTGCAGCTGCTACTAACATTTGTTCGAATAATCCCGGCTTACGCCCTGTAGCTGGTGTACCTGCTTGGAATGCTCCAGCAGTTGCAGCAGCACGAGCTTGTTCTAATCCAGAAGCTTGACCAATTAAACCTTGCTCTATACCTAATACATCTTTAAATGTACCCATACTAGCCCCTAGACCACCTAGTAAGTTAACTAGTTGTTGTTGTCTTGCTTCTTGATTTATATTATATAGCTCAGATTGTAAACCAAAGTCTTGTAATCTTTCTGCGGAAGCTAGTTGTCTTGCTTGTGGCCCTAACTCAGCTAATGCCCTAGATTGTGCTAAACCTAATCCGTAAGCATCAGGGCTAACCATTCCTGTACCTTCCCCAGCACCTACTGCTTCTCCTGACACTTGTAATCCTAAACGACCTGACCCAAACAAATCACTTCTTAATTGTTGTCTTTGTCTTTCTAGTTCAGGTGTTAATAAAGCAGTTTGCTCTTGTAATATTTGTTGCTCCCTTGCTCTTAAATCATCACCCGTAAAATCAAATGTAGGGATAGGGGCTTGTGCCTGTTCTAAGTATTGAGAAAGTAAGGGGCTAGTTGCAGCAATACCTTGCCCATACAACGCTTGTAATTCAGGGGTTAGTTCTTGTTCAAACCTAAATCCTAAATCACCTTCTTTTCTTCCTGTTGCTGTACCCGCTAAACCTGTATATGTAAACGGTTCAAACCTAGCTCCGGGTGCAGCTTTAGCTGGCTGTGCTTTTTCTCCACCTAATATTTTTCCTATACTACTACCCATTTTTTATCTCCTTAGTTTTATTTCGTTTTCTCCAGACCTGATGTAACAAACCATCTAGGCCCATCTCTGTGCTATATAATTCAAATTTGTACATTTCTAAAAATTTCCTATGTTTGTTATCATCAGTGTTTTCATGTAAAGCATATACATCTTGTTTGTATAATCTTAGTATTAAATCTAAACTATGTTGTAAACTTTTCTTTGTTTCTTTATTCCATTTGTAAACATCACAATGTAAAAATAATTTGTCCTCGTACTGTTCTGTAAATATTGTATAATCTTTATAAAGTATTACAGGTGTTTTCATTAAGCAGTTCTTTTCCACATATATACAACTATGTAAGGTTGTAAGTTAGCATCTGTACCACTAGAACCAGCTGATGCTATAGATGTAGCAACAGTAACTCCTGTTGTTTTAGTTTCTGTAAAACCATGCGGGTCTCCACTTCTTAAACCATTAGGGCCATCAGCAGTTCCAGATGACCCATAACTTGGGAACTCTGTACCTTGAGCAGATAAATGTTTGTGTCCGGAGTCAGTTACTGTAGAAGTTGCTGTATGTGTATGACTTACTACAATAGCATCTGCACTACCACCTGTTTCTTCTAATGTATCAAATGCTGTATCACTACCATCTATACCTACCATAACACGACCTGCACCAAATGATACCCAAGTACCAAAACCTAATAAGGTTGCGGGGTTAGTAGCTACTGCTGCTTGTGTGTATATAGTCCCTACTGGAAATAAAGCTGCTTTAGCTGCAGCAACTGCAGTAGTGATAGCAGATGTTACATAAGCTGTAGTGCCTATTTGTGTTGAATTAGTAGCAGCACTAGCTGTTGGAGCTGTTGGTGTACCTGTTAAAGCAGCATTATTAGTATCAGCTTTACTGTTTACTGCTGTCTGTATGGCATCAAATTCATCATCTATCTCTGTACCTTTTACAATCTTATTTGCATTACCTGTAGATAACGCATCCTTTGCTGCAAAGTCTGTTGTTTTTGAATAATTACTCATTATATAATCCTACCCTGTTTAGTGTAAATGTCTAGTTTTTGAACGCTTAATAACGCCCCATCTATTGTTGTTTCAATACCAAGTTGTACTATTGAACCTGAACCTGATATAGAAGAATCAAGTCTTTCCAAAGAAATACCTGAATGATACTCTGCTATTGTTGCTGCATTACTTCCGTACTCAGCTATACCGTACTCTGATACTGCTGATTGACTTAAAGTAAATGGAAAACTAAAATAATTAGTTGTATAATCAAAACCACACTTTAAAGTAAAAGGTTGTGATGAACTTCCAATAGCTGTAACTGCTGCTCTCTTTATTAATTTAAGTATATTAGGTTTATTAAAATCAAAATGATTAGTAAAGTATGACATGGTATATGCACTACCATTATCGTTATAACCACTATACTCAGCTATACCATCTGTTTGTGTTAGATACATAACTTTACTAGTAGCATCATAAACATAATCAGTATGACTTAAATTATTCCAAGTAGTTACTCTTAATGAAGCATCTTCTAAAGTACCCCTAGTATCAAATAAAAATACTTGTGCTGCTTCCGGTAAACTAATTAAATAAAAAGCTTCTTCAGGAAAGTAACAAGATTTAACTAAACCTAGGTCACTTTCTCTATTAACTATATCCATAAATGTATCTCTTACATTTTTAGATAAATCATTTAATGGTTGAGATTTTTCTTGTATTGTTCTACCTAATGAACGTAATCCAGTTGCCGATAAAAATACAATATCAGTTCCTGTATTTTGAATACTATCTCTAGCTATACACCCTACCCCTGAAATAACCTCAACTAAAGTTAAAGAAGTTGTACTAATAGTAGATGCAAAGTTATCTCCATCTGAATATATAATAATATGGTTTTTACAAAATATAATTAAGTTACCATTCATTTCACCTAAACCAGTAATTACATCTTGACCTTTAGGTAAAACTCCAGCTATGTTTAAAGAACCAGAACTACCTCCACCCCATTTATATCCATGTAATAAATCAGTAAAGTATACTGTAGTTTTATTAGTTGTAGTATCAGCAGCCCATAAACGACCAAAGGCTGACATAACTATATTAGCTTCTGGTGGTGTTCCTGAACTTCCTGTGTGTTGGTCTATACTTTTAAATTCATTAGGTGTAGTTTCATTTGTGTAATATAAAGGTTTATAATCTCTTTGGAAGAAATATGCTATATCGTTTAGTGTTGCACTACTCCAATTACCAGCACTAATAGTATCAGTAGTAGTAGGGGTGCGTTCTGTTAATGTAGCCAGTCCTGTATAAAATTTAGTACTAGACCAAGACACTAAAGTATTAGTTCCTGCTATATCTAAAAAGGGGTGCATACCTTTTAAGTTAACACCTGTACCACCGGAAGTAGTACGATATAACCAACCTTTTCTTGCACCTAATCTACCAAATTCATCTATAATACAGTTATTAGCTTCTAAAGCAAAGCTAGGGTCATTAGCTACACTAGACTCTTGGGTATTTAAACCTAAGAATGCTGGGGCTACTAATGATGCTGTTAATATTTGTTTTGACATTATTTAATAATTCCTAAGTAATTAAGCTTCATACCAAATACTTTCTTCTGGGTGTTTAGCTGCATCTAAAGCTATAGCATCTTGTAAGGCATTGTTTGCTCTAGCATATGCACTTGTTGTAGTAGCACCACCATCTTCTCCACGTTCTTCTACAGCTAGTGCATAAGCTAATAGTTCAATAGGTTTAGTTGGTACGCTAAAAGTATCTGCATCACTTTCTAATTCTGCACTTCTTAATATTACATTAAAGTAAATCGTATAAGCTTTATCAGGTATTGGATATAAATCAACTTGTGTATCCCCGTCAGAACTTATACCGTTAAAACAATAGTAATAGGGTGAGCCTGTTGCTGGTTCTGTATTTAAAAATAAATTATTAAAATCATGTGAACTTTTTTGTTTTAAGAAAAAATCATCAGTTTCATTTATAACATCTAATACTGTTAATCTATTCTGTGTACCATTAAGTTCATAATTAAATATACCATTGGAAGTGGTAGCTGTTAGTGTATTACGAAGTCCTGACCAATGCCAAGCATTCTCTACATCTATTAAAGCATCATTAACTAACACCCCTATTAATTTAGAGTATGTTGTTTCATTTACAGATGCTACAGTTCTTTCCCTTAATCGTTTTAAAATATTGTTTACTACTTGTAAGTATGTCATTTTATATTCCTATGTTGTACGGTACTTTTTTACTTTCTTTGCTACCTTTTTAGGTTGTGCTACAAACTGTTTACCTTTTCTATTACCTTTTGCTTTAGCAGCATTAGTAGCTCTTTTCTCAGCGGGTGTTAAAGCATTCCAAGCTGCATCCGGTAAGTATCTTCTTTTACCATTACTAGGTTTACCACTAGATGTTCTCCACTTTTGATTAGTCCAATCAGTTAAACTTTGTTGTCTTTTAGTTTTATTAGACATAACCACCACCTTTAGCTTTATATTGTTTAGCTAACATTTGAGCTTTACGAGCTGACCATTGTCCGGGCTTACCACCCTTACTACCTGCTTTAATTTTGTTAAAAAGATTTTTACGCATAGTAGGTTTAGTATAATTACCTGCTTTATTTACTGTACTTTTTTTTGTTTTCTTTTTTACCATTTTACTTTATTCGCCCAATAAGCTGCTGACATTTTTCCTTTAGCTATATTTTTACCATGTCTAGCTTTAAATGATTTTCTTTTTGCTTTCATTTTAGCTGACTCCCCTGATTTAGGTTTACCTGCTGTACTAGCTCCTTGCTCTCCAAACCTAATAGTTTTTATTTTATCACCTTGTTTAGCAACTACTACATGAGATTTCTTAGGATGGTTAGGGGTACGTTTAGGTTTATTATAACAACATACACCTGCTTTTTTTAACCTGCTGTCTTTTTTCTTATCTGTCATAATTTATGTGGCATCCTTCCACGATAGTACAATCTTCTGTACTGACCATTGATTTTCCTATTTGGATGTGCCGCCATTATTTTTGCAAGTTTATACATATTGCCTCCTTATAACTTAGTTATACCACCAAAGCTAGATAGCCATACTATTAAACTTATAGATACAACACCCATAATCCACATTAGTTTTTTAGATACACTTTTACCAACTTCAGCATATACTTTTTCTAATGCTCTTCCAGCTGCTTTTTCTGCTATTCTATCTATGTCAGCTTCCGTTAAAAATTTTTGTTTTTCATTCATTTGTATCCCCTTACAATTTTATTTGATGGTATTACTTTATTATTAACAATACCAGATGTTATTTTATTTTTAATAACACCCATAAACATTAATGTATATACAGGTTTATTTGCTTTTATTTCGTGAAACTGATTATGCGATAACTTATTAATCCATTTCTTTTTTGTTGCAATACCATTTACAACTTCTGTATATGAACCCCACAATAAAAAAGATATAAAAGAACCTTCGTGATTATGTGGTATTTGTTTAATTGCAAATATTTTAGAAAATAATACAGTAAAATATGGTGTCCAAATACCCCACCGTTTTAACATGGGATTGCCAGTTCTAGTAATCACATGGCTAGAACCAATACCACATTGATTATAAATCTTTGAGAAGAACTTTATCATAGCCACCACTTCCATCTTCTTTAGGAATCATTATATATTCTTTAATATCTTCTTTATTAACTTCTTGTGCAATTCTGTTGCCGTGATTATCATAGTTAGGTATAACAATCTCTGTATCAGCAAGATTAGTTAATTCATCTGCAAAATCACAGGTATATTCAACAAACAAGTTTTCTCCTTTTCCATACACCATATATCTTTCTAGGTGTGCAAACAATTGAACTGACTGCAATTCACCAGCACTATTAAATTGAAATTTATATGAATCTTTCTCGTGTAATGTTTTATCTTTAGAAATAGGCATAACTACATCAGATTTTAATGATGTAGCCCACGCCCATATATCATCATTTGTGCCTTGAACATATAAGGCTTGAGTGTTTTGTAATTCAAAGTTTGCATTACATATATCTGATATACGATATACAGTAATCCCAGCACCTAAATCTACAACAGGTGTTGCTTGATTATGCTTATAAAATATTTCAATCGTCTTAGTTTGTGTATCAAGATTATAGATATATCTCATAAAATCTGCATCAAGTAATAAACTGTTTTGGAATTTACTGCTGTCTTTATGGTCTTGTTCTACTGAACATTGATGGAAAGTAATTACATTGTCGTCCATATTGACACCCCATATCATAATAGGAAATGGGAATGTTTCGTTGGTAAATACATCAGTAACTCTTTTCTTAACTGCTACTGTTTCTGCATCTTCACTACCAGCCCAATAAACTCTGTTGACTACTTTTTTATTATTTATAAATGCTCTAAATAAAATCACGATACCGCTCCATAAATTGTTCCTGTTGCTGTATATGTTATAGAATTACCATTCAGATTAACAGCTTTTCCACCAGCTCCACCTGTACCACCAGAAGATGCACTAGTACCACTACCACCAGCACCATTTGCACCAGCACTTGCAGTATTAGCTCCACCATTACCACCAGCTCCACCTGTTGCTGTACCCCAAGCTGTGTTTGTTGTGCCAGCTCCACCTGTACCTAGATTTGTAATACTTGAAGCATTACCATTATTACCCTGTGTTGTGCTATTTTGTGCAGTACCTGTACCCTTAGAGCCACCACTAGCAGAAGCACGACCAGCACCACCTCCACTACCTGTGCAACCACCATAATTTGTGCCACCTTTTACAGCTTGACCTGAAACACCAGAACCACCACCACCACCACCACCAGAACCACCTGAGATAGTTCCACCTGTGTTGTCTAAAGTAATGTTATATTGTAAATTAAATGCTGTGCTTCCAGCTCCACCATTTGTTCCATTTGAACTTGCGTGTGTTGAGTTTAAATTCCCACCATTACCACCATCACCACCGTGTCCAACAATTAAAGCATTGTTATCAATTGTAATAGTATCACCAGCAGTCCAACCTGTTCCTGTATCTAAAGCAACACCAGATGTACTATAAATATTTGCATTATTAACAAGAGTTATGTCAGATTGCCCAGCAACATATGTACCACCTCTGTTATTAAAGATGTTATATCCATTTGTATCAGCACTTGTAGTTAATGTAATTGTCACCCTTGTAACCGCTGCTGCTCCATAAAAATCTCCAATAGATATTTCACCAGATGTAGGTATAGCACCATTATCTCCTGTTGTACCAGATGCTACATAAGCACCACTAGCATAATATTCTGATATTGATATAGGATTACTACCACCAAACTCAGTTTGTATTTCGCTAAGGCTTATTGCACCTGATGATTGTAACGCCATTAAACTGTACCATAAGCTGTGATGTCTCCGACTACAGTAAGATTACCAGAAGCATCTAGTTTCATTTTATTTGTACCAGATGTAGCAAAATATAATACACCTGATGATTCAGTTACAGTCCAGTTACCTAAGTCTACTGTTGTAGCATTAAGGGTTACAAAAGTAGGACTTGCACTTGATGTTACACTTTGGTTTAATGCTTTTACATCTGCCAATGATGTACATTCACTATCCATTAATGCACCTGCTGCTGTTACATTAGCTGTATCAGTTACATCTGCACTTGCTTCAATACCATCTAATTTTGTACCATCTGTAGATACATCTCTACCATCTACGGTAAATGATTGTGTATCTAAATTACCACCGAGTTGAGGGGTGGTATCTTCTACTATATTTTGTAAAGCACTATCTGCTGTAGTACCTTGTGCTGCTGTAGCATAAGCTGTACTAGCAGTTGTTGCTGCTGTACCTAATCCTAAATTTGTTCTCGCTGTACTTGCACTTGCTAAATCTGATAAGTTATTTGCTTTAAGTGCTGCTGTGCTTAATTCAGCTGCTGCTGCTGTTGCACTAGCCGCTGCTGCGGTTGCAGATGTTGCTGCATTGGTTGCACTAGTAGCCGCTGCTGTCGCAGAGTTACTGGCATTAGTTGCTTGTGTAGAAGCTGTAGTAGCTGAGGTAGCTGCATTACTAGCAGATGTACTAGCTTCTGAAGCTTTGGTTGTAGCTGTTGTAGCACTTGTGGCTGCATTAGTAGCTGATGTAGATGCTTCACTCGCTTTAGTAGTTGCTGTGGTAGCACTTGCTGCAGCATTAGTTTCTGCAGTTTCAGCATTTGTTTCTGCTGTTTCTGCTGCTGTCTTAGCTGTCTCTGCTGCTGTTTGTGCAGTTGATGCTGCAGTTGCAGAAGTAGATGCATTAGACGCTTGAGTTGATGCTGTACTTGCTGAAGTACTAGCATTGGTTGCTGAAGTAGCTGCACTAGTAGCAGACGAGGCTGCTGCTGTGGCTGAATTACTTGCGTTTGTTTCTGATGTACTAGCGTTGCTAGCTGAAGTGGAAGCTGATGTTGCACTTGAAGCTGCGGCTGTTGCGGAGGCAGAGGCTTCACTTGCTTTTTCTGTGACTTGGTTAATTGTTATATCTGAATTTGCATCACCTGCACCACCATCACCTCTATATATTGCCATTTAAACCTCTATGTATTTATAATTAAAAAAAGGAAAAGGGAGACTACGAATGTAGTCCCCCGATTTGTTTCCTTATTTAGAAACAGCGATTACTAAACCTGATTCAGGTCTAACAGTTTTAACACCATAAAGTGTATCAGCTGTCATTAAATCACCAAGATACTCTTGTTTGTATTGAGTTTGAGTTCTAACGCCCATTTGCTCAACTAAAACCATAGCATCTCTTTGAGACATAATTGCACCAACTGTGTCAACAGCAGAAGCTGAGTTAGCTGCAGCTGTTTCAACTACTGGTAAGTTGTTAGATACATAGATATCTACACCATATAGTTGACCAATTAAGCCGTTTTGTACTGGACTAGAACTTACAAAGTCTGCAGATACATAACGGTCAATGCCCATTATTGTGCTACGAACTGATGGAGGAATTACTAAGAATCTACCATCCATTGGAGTATCGTTATCGTCTAGTTCTTTTACTAACTCTCTGAAAGCCAAATCAGTAAATACGTCTGTTACTGCAACTGTATCAACTGCATAAGCAGCAATACCGTTAGAGCCATCAACATAAAAACTGTTTGAGTGAACAAAGTCAGAACCAGAACCATTATCATCACCAAAAGTTTTACATAGTAAACCTAAGTCAGAATCAACTTGTTTGCCTAATGCATAACCAGCATCTTCTGTGTAAAATCTTCTTAGTGAAGGTTGTGCTTGAACATCTGTAATATCCTCAATTAAACGAGAATACTCATAATGTTTATCTATTGAAACTTGAACTTCGCTTTCTGTAGCTGCAATCAATGTTACTTGAGTTGAAGCTGCTTTAGCAGAAGCAGAGCCACGAGTTGGTTTAGGAATGTGAATTGTATCACCTTTCTTTCCAACATGTGACATTTTGTTTACAGCGTTAGCTAATACAAGATTATTCTTGTAAGCTGCTATGATTTCATCACTCCAAATTTCAGGGATGAATGTAGCTGCTGTAGTATTTGTTACATGGTTTGAACCTAGTGCCATTTTATACCACCTTTAAATTAAAAGTTAAAATTATCTAACTCTTCCTTCTTCATAAGCTTTTTGTATTTCATTAATATTAGCTCTATATTTTTCAGGATTGTTAGTCATTAAATTGACTATGTCTGAACGCTTATAGATTTTACGAGATACAGGTTCTCCTGAACCCTTACCACCGGTAGAAGCTGCTTTACGCTGCTGCTTACGGTCTTCATCATTAATAGCTTTAGTCTGCTCAACGATACCTTTGCGTTCCTTCCAAAATGAAAGTAACTCATCAGCAGCATCAAAATCATACTTATCTGCTCTTTCTAATAACTCTACTCGTACTTTTGAACTTTTCACCCAATCACCAAATGCAGGGTCTTGTATAATATCTACATAGTCAGGGTGTTTAGTTGTTAGCTTCCCAAGAACTTCTTGCTCATTTTGCTTAACAAGTAATTCTTTTATCTGCTTCATTTCCTCAGAGCCAGATACTGCTTTAGCTACTGCCTCTTTTGGATTATCAAAAAAATCTGGTTCAGCATTGTCATTGTTGCTTAAGTTTTCTTTAGTTTCGCTAACCTTATTCTTAATAAATTCATCTACAATTTTACGAAGTTCACCAACTTCTGCACCTTGTCTACCTACTAATTTTTCAGCTTCTTGGTGCATCTGTACAACTTCTTCAATACTTTTACCAGAATACTTACCTTCAAGTTTTGGTTTTTCTGTATTTTCTACTTCTTCAGTTGCTTCAGCTACTTCTTCTGTTTCAGCAGTTTCCTGATTATTATCAGCTGCTTTTGATTCTTCTTCTGGTTTATTATCAAGCTCTGTTAATAAGTCTACCAGCTCCTCATTTTCTTGTAAATTTACTTCACTTTTATCAAGTGGGTTTGCTACTTTAGTCATTTAATGTCTCCGTACTTAAAAGTATTGTGGGGTATTAATTATTTTTAGCACCGGCTTTCTCATGTTCTCTCGCCCATTTATCGTGATATCCGGGAAAGGTATGGTCTAATTTAAACCTAACAGGTGAAATTATCCGATTACTCATTAAATCACAATCAGGGCATTGTACTTCCTTTACATTGGATTTGGTAAAATGCTCCGTTGTGTGTCCATTAGGGCAGGTAAAATCAAACAACATTAAGCTCATTGAAAGTTTTCCTGTCCTTCTGTACTTATGGTTTCTGATTGTAAAGTCTCGTATGAATTTTTTACAGAGTTTTCCCAATCAAGAATCCAATTCAGTATTTCCATTTGTCCTTGTGCTAAATGCAATTGCTTTGCATCTTCAAGGTTTAATAGATTTATAGATTTCATAACATTTTCAGTATCTTCTTTAAACTGTTTCCAACCATCAGCCATAAAGAGTTCTAAGTAATTGTTATAATATTTTTCTAATTCAGGGTCTATTATCATTTCCTTATTATATCATATTTATTTTATTTTGTCAAGAGTTATTATCAGAAGCCATTTTTACTTGTGATTTAGATATTTTCTCTTTAACATCTAACTCTTTTTCTTTTAGTTCTAACTCAGCGTATTTAACAAGTTTTTCAAATTCATCTAATCCCACAGACTTAGCCAATGCTGCTATTCTTTTAGTTTCTTCCTCTATAGGTAGTAACTGAGTTTCAACATTGTTTTGTTGTATTCTGGATACAATCTCTGCAGTTTGAGCTTTAAGGTTTTCAATACTAGATTTAGCTTGCTCAATAGCCATTTGTTGTTGCATTTGTTGCATTTGTTGTTGTTCAGGGTTAGGCTGATTAACTTGTCTTAGTTGTGCTATAATAGCTTCTCTATTAGCTAATCCCATATTATCTACAATAGACTCAACTAACATTGGGTACATTGGAGATTCTGGTGACATTGTTTGTAGTAGCTGTACTAACTGAGTTACTTCATACTCACGAGCAATAATACCTAACGAACTAGAAGCTACAAACTTATAATCTTTTGCAGGGTATAGTTCAGGTTCAAATTGCATATATCTACAAGCAGCTTTTTCAACTAACGGAATTAAAAAGTTTTCTTGGAAGTTAATTAAAGTACGCTTATGTCTTTTAATAATAGCACCTAATCCCATAGATATACCAGCTGCTGTTGATTCTCCATTAATAGAGCCGGGAATACCAGCTGAATCAATAGCACCTGTAGCTTGTTGTATCATAGTTTGTAGTTGTGATGCTTGACTAAAAGTTACTTGGTCTAGTTGTCCAAAGTTCATAGGTGTTAAAACTTCTTTAGGATTACCATTAGTTAAAATAGTTTTTCCCGGTCTAACATCTAACTTAGCACCTCTAGGCATACGAGAAGCATCTATACCCATCATAGGGTGTACAGTTAGTGCTAAAGCATCTATTCTTGCTCTCATTTCTGTGTCTAATGCTTTTTGTGAGTTGTAAGCTTTTTCACAAATACCACGCCCCCAGAATTTAAATGGTACAGTATCCCAAGAAAATGCAATAACTGGTCTATCTTTTTTCATGTATGGATTGCGTTCTACTTTTAAAACTGTATCGTCATTAGCTATAACTACAATAGCTTCTGTGTAAGTTGTTTTATTACCTTCTTCATCTTCAATCATTGTTGGAAACTCTACAACTTCATTTTCATCTGCTTCAGGCATATCTTCATCTTCTAATAAATCTGTTGGTACTAAGCCATAATATTTAGTTAGCTTAATCATATCCTGTGTATCTAACATACTAACTTTACTAGCATCTTCTAAATCAGAATCACTAGTAATACTTTCTATTTCTACATCACGATAAATACCGGAATCAATACCTTGTTGTATGCTATGCATTGATACCATTTTTTCTATAGCCACACCTAATGCATCATCTACGTTAGTAGCTAGGGGGTCTATTAAAAAGTTTTGTGGCATGATAGGGTCTATACGAACTATAACTCTTTCCTTTTTCTCTACACCAACTGCTGTTAAGCCCATCTCAGGTTGAGGTTGACTAGTAGTTTTTAATTCTGTCATTTCATCTAGTATTAGTTCACCAATACCATTACCAAAGATAGCAGAGTTTAATAAACATTCTGCAATAGAACTACGAGCTTTTGCAAAATGCATATCTTCTTCTAATTGATTTCTTATGATTGCTACATCCGCTGGATTATTATCTTGGAAGTCATCTTTAATATCAAAGAACTTACCACGACCAAAAGTAGCTTCTTCTATTTCTGCTACTGCTGACTCTACAGCTTGTTGGGTTGCAGGGCTAATTAATCTTGAACGCTCTGACTCTCTCATACTGTCAGATTTATCCCATATACCACGCCATATACGGTAATATTCATCATGTTTTTCTTGATAATTGCTTTGATAGTGGTCTCTCCACATCATACATTTATCACTAATCCAATCTTTTAAACTCATTTTAGTGTACATTTCATTATCATTATTCATATTTAGTATCCCGCTATAGTGTCAAGTGCTTCAAAATTATCTTCTTCAAAATCATAATAGTATGTTATTTGTGCTAATTGGTCAATGTAAGCTAGTGAATCAACCAAGTCATCATGCACTTGTGGGTTAGGAAATTGAAACAGCTCATCTAAAAATTTTATATTCCATTCACCCTTGTTAATTGTTATTGTACCATGTTCAAACCTACCTTGTAATGCTGCAACAATCCTATCCACTTTACGTTTATTACCATGTGTTAATTCTTGTATGGTAAAAAACATATTTCTTTGTCGCATCATATCAGTAAGGGGTGACATAATAGCTTGTTTACTTATACCTTTTTCAATACCTATACCTAATGGTTGATATCTTTCTACTGCTTCAAATATCCTTTCGGCAGTTTCTTCAAAAGTCCAACGACCATGTATAATCTCGTCTACCCACCAACCTGATTCACTTACTTTAACACAAGCAATAGATGTACTATCTAGCTTGGTTTTCTTTTTCTTCTTAGCTGTAGCTTCTTCAAAGCCTGCCATATCAATAGCTATATAATAACTACCTTCATTAGGTTCTTCCGTACCTACTTGTATCCATTCTTCTTTAAACAAGTCAGAGCCTTGTGCTTCAAAGGAAGCCATAAACTCTTGTCTAAATGCAAAAGAGGACATACTTTTTTTAGCTTCATCTATTTCACTTGCATCCAATAATGGATTGTCATACGAAGTAAAATGCCAAGCGTTCCAAGTATCATTATCCATTTCAGCAAACTTATATAAATCATAAAAATGGTTACGACCCATTGGTGTACCGATAAATAAAGCTCCGCCTTTTTGGTCAGCTAGGGCAGGCCTTAATATTTGTTCCCACACTTCCGGTTTCATATCTGCGTACTCATCCATTACTAAGTACTTAAGGGATACACCCCTCATGGTTTCCGGTCTGTCAGCACCTTTTAATGATATAGTAGCACCATTAATTAAGGTTACTTGTAAATTATTTATATGTGAATTTTTAATTACTGGATTGCCTATACTCAGTAATACTTGCCACATAATATCTCTAGCTTGTCCTTGTGTTGGGGCAACATAAAACACATGTCCAGCTTTTGCTTGTAGGGCATAATATAATAATAAATATACAGCTAGTAATGTTTTACCTGTACGTCTACCAGCAGCTACTACTTTAAATCTACATTTACTATTCCAAACTTTTTGTTGCCAGCTCAATAGTTTTATATTTAAGTCAGTACTCAAGCTTTACCCTCGTATAGTCCTATTGCTTTTGCTGTAGCTACCATCCTATCTTTTATTTGTTTAGGGGTATCTTCATCTTCATATTCAGCATTACTCAAAAACTCTTGTGCTGATAATATATATTTACCCTTATTAAATAAAGCTACTGCACTAGGGCTACCACCTAAGTCACCACGATAAGTGGATTGTACTAACTCAGCTTGTAGTATTTCTGGCAGTTCATTATAACTAGGTATTAATTTCTTGGTTAAATCTTCGTGATACTTAAAAGATTCCTTAAAAGTTTTAGTTAACCATTTACCTGTTTGTCCTACCCCTGTGGTCTTTATACCTTTAGTGCAGGTATAGATACCGTCTACATAACCTTCTAACTCAACTACTCTTTTTTCTTTGTAACTTAACTTTCTTTTTTCTTTCTTTTCTATAGCAGTTATGGCTTGTTTACCATGTAGTACTTTATAAGTTTTTTTCTTAACTACTTTCTTTTTCTTCTTTACTACCGTCATGGTCAGTAACCTCCACTACATCAGTTATATCAGTTATATCTGTGGGTTCTTCTCCATTACCAATGATAGTTGTTTCACCACCCACACCGGTAATGGTAATGTTTACTGCAGCTTTACCACCCATGTTTTTATCTTTGTCAAAGTACGATAAAGGCATAATACGGTCTATTAGTAACTTCCAAGCAGCTGATTGTGATTTATGATTATCATCCAATGCTGCATTCATTATGCTATCAATAACTTTTCTGGACTTAGGGCTGGCTAGCAATCTAGCTTTGTATTCCCTAATTGCATCAGCATCCCCTTTGGGTCTACCTACTGCACCTCTATTACCTTTCTTTTTAGATTTTATTAAATCTTTTTTAGGTCTACCTTTTTTCTTTACTATAGCTTTATCCGTCATCAGGAGCTACCTCATTAGTTATTTTTTAAACATCTTAGTCATTTGTTGTACACCAAAGGATGCAGCAAATACAACACCTACTGCAGTTTTATAGAAATCAGGCATGGACTCAAGGGCAGCAAAGCCACGTGTGACAATGTCAGCGTGACCCGTAAATGCTAGTATTAGGGGAATGGATACCAGAATTGTTAGCCACTCGTCCTTCCAAGAGTTATTACTAGCTTGAGCCATAGTTTGATTCCACTCTAGTTCACCAGCTGCTACTTTGCGTGATATTTCGGCTTGAGCCTTAGTGGTGACTAGTTGTGCCTCTTGCTTTGCTTTACTAAGCTCTTGCTTACC